CAGGGCTTATCACAAGCCGCAGCAAACGCCTACGACGGCGCAATGACCGAAGATGGCGAGCCCATCAAAGCAGGTTTAAAGAGAGAAGAGGGCGATCCCCTTATAGATAAGCGGGTGATGGATGGCTTCAATGTTAAGTTCCATGGTAACATGATGAGATTATCTTACATGTCCGAGGTCACCCTCAAAGAAGTTTATGCCAATGGCTTTGAGTCTGATGTTGAATCACAGATGGCTGAAATTGTAAAGTTCCTCAAGAAAGAAGCCCGCAAGATTACAGGCTCTACTGTTAAGCTCACCAAAGAAGGCGAGATCGACATCCGTGTTGAGAACTCCTCAAGAGTCCGTTCTTGGGTTACAGCCGTTATGGAATACAAAGTTGGCGGAATGGAAGAAGTCGCAGTCGTTGGCGAAGCCACCGAAGACAAGCTTGCTGCTGGCTGGGAAGCCTTTATGAAGCAAGGTGGGCTCGGCACCCGCCCCCCGAACGACAAGAGACCAAAGAACTCTGGCAAGAAAGACTAAAGAAAGATGAATGCCGAGACTAACAAAAAAACAAATTCTCAAAGAAGTCGTTAAGTGCGGTAAAGATCCTTCTTACTTCCTGAAAAACTATGCCCGCATCTCTCACCCGATGCACGGGCTTATGTTGTTTAAGACCTACGATTATCAGGATGTCTTACTAAACGACTTTAACGATTATCGCTTCAACATTATCAATAAGGGTCGCCAGCTAGGCATCTCAACGATTACGGCTGGTTACATTGTTTGGATGATGTTGTTTCATCGCGACAAAGCCATCCTCGTTATGGCTACCAAGTTTGAAACCGCAGGTAACTTGGTTCGCAAAGTCAAAAACATAATGAAGAATCTTCCTGACTGGATCAGGATTGCAAGCATCACAACCGACAACCGCACGTCTTTTGAGTTGTCTAATGGTTCTTCCATCAAGGCTGCCTCTACCTCTGGTGATGCTGGTCGTTCCGAAGCACTATCACTACTCGTGCTTGACGAGGCAGCACACATTGAGGGACTAGACGATCTATGGACTGGTCTCTATCCAACACTATCTACTGGTGGTCGCTGCATCGCCATCTCCACGCCGAATGGTGTCGGTAACTGGTTTCATAAAACCTGTGTGGGTGCCGAGAGCAACGACAACAATTTTAATCTCACGACGCTTATGTGGGATGTTCATCCCGAGCGAGACGAAGAATGGTTCAAGAAAGAAACCAAGAACATGTCCAAAAGACAGATCGCCCAGGAGTTGGAGTGCAACTTCAACACCTCTGGTGAGACTGTTATTGATCCTGCTGGGATCGAATGGATGATGTCTCTGGTCAAAGAGCCAAAGCATAGAACAGGCTTTGATAGAAACTTTTGGATCTGGGAAGAACACGATCCAAGCTGCAATTATCTTATCGCTGCTGATGTTGCGAGAGGCGATGGCGCTGATAGTTCTACATTCCATATTCTGAAACTTGAAACAATGGAGATCATTGGAGAATACCAGGGCAAACCTACACCCGATCTTTATGCTAACATGCTAAATCAAGTGGGCAGAGAGTTTGGAAATGCCATGATGGTCGTGGAAAACAACTCTATTGGCTACACCGTAATAGACAAACTCATAGAGTATGCTTATCCAAATCTATACTGGTCTGTTAAATCTACACACCAATACATCGACCAACATCTCGGCGAGCATCAGACCGGAACTATCGCCGGTTTCTCTACGACGAGTAAGACTAGACCCCTCATAGTAGCCAAGTTGGAAGAGTTTATAAGAAACAAACTAATTAAAACGTATTCTTCACGTTTAACAAATGAATTTAGGACTTTTATTTGGAACAACGGCAAGCCGCAAGCAATGCGAGGTTACAACGATGACTTGGTTATGGCTCTTGCGATTTGTTGCTGGGTCAGAGACACAGCAATTCAATCAAACTCAAGAGACCTCAATTATCAAAAAGCATTTGTCGATTCTATTATGACTTCTAGAACTACCTTGAACACACAGATAAGAGGACAAATAGGCTACACAGGCGACGACACAAATAGTAAAATACGTGAAGCACAAAATCTATATTCCCAACATATGTGGATAATAAAGTGAGAAACTAAATGGCACCCAAAAACCCAAAACAAGGCAAGAACCCAGCTAACAGAGACTCCCAGTTATTTAAGTCTCTTACTCGCCTGTTCTCAGGACCTATCGTTAGTTACAGATCAGAATCTGGTCGCAAGATTCGTAGACAACATCTTGACAAATACTCTACTAGGTTCAAGACTGCTTCAGGACAGCAGTTCAAGAAGCAGTCCTACAACCCTCTAGATACGATCGCAGCAAACGCTATCGCAAACCAGAGGCGTTCAGAGCGCTACATAGACTTTGATCAGATGGAATATATGCCAGAGCTAGCTTCTGCTCTCGACATCTACGCAGATGAGATGACTACATTCTCTGCCCTGTCTCCAATGCTAAACATCAAGTGCCGCAACGACGAAATCAAAGCAGTCTTGAACATCCTATACCATAAGATTATGAACATCGAACACAATCTTTTCGGTTGGTGCCGAACGATGTGTAAGTATGGTGACTTTATCTTGTATCTGGACATTGACGACAACGAGGGAATTCAATCAACGATCGCTATTCCTCTACAAGAAGTTGAGAGATTAGAAGGACTAGACGCCACAAACCCAAACTACGTTCAATACCAGTGGAACTCTGCTGGAATGACTTTTGAGAACTGGCAGGTCGCCCACTTCCGCATCCTTGGAAATGATAAGTATGCTCCTTACGGAACTTCCGTTCTAGAGCCCGTCCGCCGCATTTGGCGCCAGCTTACTCTTATGGAAGATGCAATGATGGCTTACCGCATTGTTCGCTCTTCCGAGCGCAAGGTTTTCAAGATCGATGTCGGTGCTGTTCCTCCACAAGAGGTTGAGCAGTTTATGCAAAAGATTGTGTCTCAACTAAAAAGGCATTCTATTGTTAACAAAGACACTGGTCGCGTAGATCTTCGCTACAACCCAATGTCTATTGAAGAGGACTACTACATCCCAGTTCGTGCTGGCTCTGTGACCGACATCCAAAACCTTGGCGGTGGACAAAACACTACAGCGATTGACGATGTAAAGTATCTACGCGACAAAATGTTCTCTGGAATTAAGATCCCACAGGCTTACCTGACTATGGGTGAGGGCGCACAAGAAGATAAAACAACACTAGCCACGAAAGACATTCGTTTCGCTCGCACCATCCAACGTCTACAGCGCTCTATGATTCACGAGTTAGAGAAGGTCGGCATCATCCACCTTTACACTCTCGGCTACAGAGGAGAAGATCTCCTAAACTTCAAGCTTGCTCTCAATAACCCGAGCAAGATTGCGGAACTACAAGAGCTAGAGCACTGGAAGACCAAGTTTGACATCGCAGCATCAGCAACAGAAGGTTACTTCTCTCGTCGCTGGGTTGCCGACAACATCTTTGGAATGTCTCACGAAGAGTTCCTACGCAACCAACGCGAACAATACTACGATCGCAAGCACGACACAGCACTTGAGGGTGTCGCTGAAGCCGCCGCAGGCGGTGATGGCGGTGGCGGGGAAGCAGGCGGACTCGATCTTGGTGGCGGTGGTGAAGAGGGTGGCTTAGATCTCGGCGGTGATGCAGGCGGTGGCGATCTAGATCTTGGTGGTGATGAGGGCGGTGGCGATGAAGGTGGCGGCGACGAAAGCGCACTTCTAGCAGCACCTCCGGGTTCTCGCAACTCACCACGCTTAGCCAAGTCTCTCGGTAAGCGTGCGAGAGCAGGCAAGAAGTATGTAACCAAGGGCGCTAAGGGCAAAGCTTACCAAAAAGTAGCGACCGATAAGAGACCCCAAGGCGCAAGAACTCGCAATTATGCCAGCGTCCCAACCCCTGAAATGAACACCTATAGAACCAATAATCTTGGTGGCTCAGAACTAAGTTCTCTCGGCAGGGGCATTTATGAAGAGCAAGACCCTAATTACTTGCGAGACCACGAAGAAGAACAAACTCTTCTTGAGGTCAACCATTCTATGAAGATGCTCATTGAGAGTTTGGAAACTAAGACAACGGAGAACAACAATGAAGAATAGACACAACAAGAAGCGCAACACGGCTTTTGTTTTTGAGGCTCTCGCCCGCGAAGCTACCGTAGCCATTATAAAGGGAGATAACGAGAGAAAAGAAAAAGTTGTCTCTATTGTGCGCAAGCACTTCACCACAGACTCTCTGTTGAAGAAAGACTTGGAATGCTACCGCTCTCTTTACGAAAACCAAGATCTTGACGAGCCCACCAGCAAAAAGATTATGGAAGCGGCGATGGCTGCTAAGCGTCTCATCGACGCAGATGGTTTGTTCAAGCAGCAAACAGCAGTCATAAACGACATCAATAAAGACTTGAGTCCAGACACATTCAACAACTTTGTGCCGAACTATAAGTCACTAGCAACGATTGCCAAGATGTTTAACACAAACTCTCCAAAGCAATCTGTTATGCTTGAAGCAAGAATAGTAGAAGGAATGACCGGCAAGCTTGAAGAGCAGGTGATGGCTCCCATTGACTCTATTACCTTCTCTACTTTTACAAAGAAGTTCAACGAAAAATACGGAAGCTCTTTGTTAGAAGAGCAGAAGAGCCTTCTCAACAATTACATCTCATCATTCTCTCAGGATGATCTTGAAGCAAAAATCTACTTCAACAGAGAACTCGGCAGACTAAAGCAGTCACTATCCGAAGCTACAAAGGTAGAAGAGATCGCCAATGATCCAGAGATGCTCAAGAAAACACAAGCCGTAAGAGAAAGGCTTGAGACTCTATCAAAAGAAACAAGTTTAAACGAGTCTACCCTGCTGACCATTATGAAAACACAGCAGTTAGTAAAGGAAATCCACGACGATGCCGATCACAGTTAGAATTGTCCCAATCCCAGAGCCTATAAAGGTTACGATAAAGCCGAAAGCTCCACCCCCCACGGTAACGCTAGAACTAGACATTCGCAAGTCCCTGAGTGGTGATCTAATGATCTTTGACCACGGAGACCTAGACATCGTGCTTTCTGGAAAAGACAAGAAGATTACTGCCTTTCCAAAGCAGACTATGACCGATTTTACTTACGGCGCACAAAACAGATTATTCGCCCATCTTGCTCGCAAAGGTATCATCATACCTGAATCAATCCAGGGCGGCTCTTATTACGGCGCTATGGAAGCCACACTACAAGAAGCTGCTGACGGCAAATTAAACGCTGCTAAGTTTGCGCTTGTAAACATTGAGAGATTCATCAAAGAAGAGAAGCCCTACTACGATAATGTTGAAGCGGTGGTCTCCGGCGTTGATGATGAATACACCGACCCAGACAAGACCGATTCAACAGAACTCGGCGAAGTCCCCCAGCGTGATGA